TCGAATATTATGGACTCGATCAATGAAGGATTGGGTTCTCTGTTTGATTTCAATAATCTTTCTAATTTTTTCACCAAATCGATCAATGATATGATCGAAAAGATCAACTATGCGATGAATTCGGTCCCACTTATAAAAAATGTATGGCCTAATATTCCGTTCATTGAGGCAAGGGCAATGGGCGGCCCGGTTGAACCCAACGTTCCGTATTTAGTTGGTGAAAACGGACCCGAGCTCCGAATTTTTGAAAAGTCAGGTTCTATTATACCAAACGATAATCTATCTTCTACAATGGAAATGCAGCCGGTTTCTTCTGCTTCATTAGGAAAAGGAATTTCGTTTAACGTTGATAGAATTGAGATTTCAGGCAATAACTCTTCAGAGCAGGCAATAAACCTTTGGTCTGAATTCAAACGTCTTGCAAGAGAGAATGAAAACGAAATTAGAATTTCGTTAGGGTTGGCTCCAGCATGATAGGCTCAAGCATTTTTACTGGAAGGGATAAAATTGGAATCACTGGTGTTCAATCTGGAGAATCAGTAACGATCGACTTAAACGTAACCACAGCATTTAGCCAAGATTATCCAGTTGTTATCACTCAGAATCCTATAGAGAAAGATCCCGATAATCCGGATACCGGACATATTTCAGATCATATTATACCTTCTCCGCCTACATTGAATTTGATTTGTGTTTTGTCTGATGATATAGGGCTAACTTCAATTACAAGTACATCAGAAAAACTTAAAACACTGATCTACTGGCAAAGGACCGGAAGCATTGTGAAATTGGAAGGCTATGGAACCGGCGGCTTGATCAATAAGATGATTGCTTTTTTTGGAATGGATGGACTATTCAACGACGATTTAGAAGAACCCTTGTATTTAGGACTTGACGACGAAGTAATTGAAAACCTTGCAATTGGGAATATAAAAAATAGACGGGATATGGAAATAGGAAAAGCCATTGAAGTCACTTTAGAACTAAAGCGAATCATTGTAACGGAAGCCCAAACCATACAAGGCACTGGCAAACAAAAAGTTAAAACTAAGGGAAAAGCTCCAACACAAGAAACAGGGACTTCTTCCTGCTCGAAAATCAAGAGTTCTGCAAAAGCAGGTACCACATGATTCGATCTTTACCTATAGTTTTTGAAGAACTTCCCGTTTCTAAGATCTTTCAAATTGGAAATAAAGACTTTGAATTCGAATTTAGGTACAATTCTCGTTTTGATTTCATTTCTATTTATATTAAAGATGGATTCAAAATTTTGCATACAGCCAGGCTGTGTTATGGAAACGATTGCATGCAAGGATTTGCAAGTTTTAGTTTGGTTCCGCTTAGCCCAAATGATCTTTCCAACGAAAGTTATACGAAACTTCGAGTAAACGGCGATACATTTGGTAAAAGTGTTTTTCTTTATTTCGATGACGGAGAAAATTAACCAAGGAGTAAGTAACTATGAAACATATCATTTTTCTAATATTCTTTTTGGCCGCTTTTATTAATTTAAACAGCAAACCAATTGCATCGTCTTGCACATTCAACGGTGTGAAGTTGTACGGTAAAGTCAGAGTCGTAAATATCGGCGAGGATTTTCGAGTAACCGTGGTTCGTAATGGTGAAGACCTAAAGGTCGAAACTGGAATGATCAATCCGGATTCTTGCGGTAGATGGCAGTTCGTAAATATTGGTGAAGATTTTAAAATACGTTATGTGGATCTGGATGCGGATTTTACCATTCGACTCGTTACAAACGGCGCAGGTTTACCATAACGTGAAGCAATTTTTACGGAACATAGAAGTGAAAATAGAATCACCGGATGGGAAAACAAAAATTTTCTCACATAATCTAAAAGAGGCGATTCAGTTTTCTATAGTATTTGGAGTTGAGTTTGATAAGACAAACGTGACTACAATTTCTCTTTATAATATTCTTAATTCTACAATAGAGATGTGTGTTCCAAAAACAGGTAAAAATAAATCAGATACACAGGCCGCACGAGCCGAACTTTCCGTTGGATATGGAGATGATCTCTCTATGATTGCAAAGGGCGAAATTTTACAACACACTGTAAAATTAAGCGGACCCGATCGAATTCTTGAATTCAAAATTTCTGATATGATCAATAAGCTATTTGGATTTTCGGTTACAGAGACGTTCGAGAAAACGCTCGTCTCCTCTATCCTAAAGCAACTTTTTGCAACATACGGAATCCCCTATTACGCACTTCGCTTTTCCGAGGATGTATTGGTTGATAGAATTACTTTTTCCGGAGAATCTCTTGGTTTCGTAATCGATCAATTGGCGAAACGAGTCAAAGCCCACAAGTATTTTCAGATCGGTAGATTAATTATAGAAGATGAAAACTGGTCTAAACAGCATAAATCAAATAGCGTCGTTCTATTGGATAGAACTTCCGGCCTAATAGGAACTCCATCCAAAATCAAGACTGGTTGGAAGGTGAAAAGTTTGCTTAACCCTTTAATTCAAAGGGGCGAAACGGTTCATTTACGATTCCAAGACAACACAACCAGTTCTAAAATCGACTCTCAATTTATCGTTTTAAAAGGGCAACATAGAGGCGGTTCTATGATTTCAGATTACTTTACTGAATTTGAATGTAAGGTTGGATGACATGATTAGCCCAGAAGTGCTACAGGAAAAAATTAATCGGGAGCTTTGTAAAATATGGACCGGTCTCTACGGAAAGATTGAGTCTTACGACAAGCCTTCTTTGACTGCGAAGGTCAAACCTTTACTAAAAGTTCCTAATGAAAACGGATTCGAGGAATTGCCTATCCTCGTCAATTTACCAGTAAACGTATTTCACTCGGGCGGAATGCTAATCGTTCCGGATTACAAGCGAGGTGATATAGTTTACCTCGCTCCATCTTCACATTCTATTCAAAATTCAATTCGTGGAATGATCGATAAGACACAAGAAAACTCCGAAGAAATAGAATCTCCTCGATTCGGACTTGAAAATTGTTCAGTTGCATTTGGAATTCCAAGCCATCCCTTTCAGTTGCTATCTACCGTTCAAAAAGATGGATTAGTCATTTGTGATACATTAGGAAATTCCTATATACTAATTTCATCTTCTTCCATAGAGTTTAAATCAGGAATGGCCGCAACGGAAAAAGCTGTTTTAGGGGAGACTTTGAAAGGAATCTTGACTGAAATTTTAGACGCGTTGTCTGCTCTGACTGTCACATGCACGGCTCCTAGTACACCTTCTTCCACGCCGATTAATGCCTCTGTGTTTAATGTTATCAAAGCGAAACTCAATACGATTTTGTCGCAAAAGGTAAAGAACAACTGATGAACTCATTTTTAATTCAAGACGGAGATTTAAAGCCTACACGTATTAGCGGTCCCGATTGTTTGAAGCAAAGGCTAGAAAGCAGATTTAAACTTTGGAAAGGTGAATGGGAATTTGATAAATCAATCGGTTTTCCTTGGAACAATGTTCTAAGAAAAAATCCAAGCAGAAAAGATGCGGAAACATTAGTGCGCTCTGAATTAAAAAAAGATCCGGAGATTGTTTCAATCGAGTCGGTCGAGGTGATTTTTATTGATACGGAGGAAAAAGCAAACCAATACAATAGCCTACTCAGAACAGCGCTCATCCGGTATACTGTTCAATCAGTTTACGGAATATTAAAGGGGGAACTATGAGTAGTTACGGGTCAACCCCGGTCGGGTTTGTTATAAAAGACAGAGATGTAATCAAATCCGATTTGATCTCTCTCGCTCAAAGTCCTGGCATCTTTGGACCCGATGAAGACGTTTCCCCTCATTCCGTTCTTGGAATGTTTATCGAACTGATTGCAGAATCTCAATTTGAGTTGTGGCAAGCTCTGGAATCGAATTATAACGATTCATATTTAGATACGTCATCTGGAATCTCTCTCGATCGTCTCGTAAGATTAAAGGGAGTGAGTCGTAAATCTGCCCAATCCGAAAAGGTAACTCTCGTAATTCACGGTTTGGATTATGCAACGATTCCAAAAGGATTTTTAGTCGGTACGTCAAAAGGTGTTCAATACAAGTCAATCGAAGAAAAGACAATTCTTTCCGGTTTGGCCTCCGTACAGTTTGAAGCAGTATTACCTGGTTTGGCTCAAAGAGTCGCACCGAATACGTTAAACGTATTCGTAAATCCTAATTCAGATTTTTATACTGTAGCAAATTCCCAGAGTAGCTCCGGAGGATCGGAAGAGGAAACAGATCCGGAGTTATTGAATAGATATTTGGAGCTTGTCACAACCGAAAAAAACTCAGGTGCAATTGCATACATTAAAGCACAGATCGAAAATGAGCCTTCTGTTATAAGTTGTTCTATAAGAGAAAATAAGCTCAATGTTCCAGATAGTGGCCTTCCTGCAAACTCGCTCCATTTTATTATAGACGGGGCATCGGATGATTTGGTCGCAAGCTTGATCTATAAATACAAACCAGCTGGAGTTTGCCTAACAGGTTCTATACAAAAAACAGTTGACGAAAATTTAATATATTTTGACCGCCCAAGCGATCTTCCTATTTTCGCAAAAGTTGAAATCTGGAAAAACTCTTCATTTGACAATAACAGCATTTCGTTTATTAAAACTTCGATCATACGGACAATCGGAGGAATCGACACGATTAACGGTGTGAATTATGCTTATAGAGGACTTGGAACCGGAAAGAACGTAGTCGCTTGGCCGATTTATAGCGCGATCGGAAATGTCGCAGGGGTTGAAAATCTTTTGATCCAGCTAGGAACCAATGCTAACTCTACTAATAGCAACTTGGTTTCAGTGCAGCCGGCGCAAGTCGCAAAGATTTTTACGGCAAATATTCAGGTGGTTGTCCATTGAATCATTCTGATTTAGTTGAAAAGCTTCCCGGTAGTATTTATAAAAAAGACGTTGGTTCGGGAGCCGCGAAGCTTTGGAGTTTGACTGCCACTCCAGCTAACGAACTTGAGGCTACGATTATTCCCGCTTATGACATTGATAATCAAAGTGGCGTTCAACTTGATAAAATCGGGAAGGCTTTTGGAATTGAGCGCCTTGGTGTTTCGGATAATTCGTATCGAGATAAAATTTTAAACTCGTCAATTAACCAGTTTATTACAATTCCTGCATTGAAAGAAATCTTAGAGAGATATTCAGATAATCCAATCGTGCGCGAAATGTGTTATCCTATTGAATTCGAATGGGAGAAGTTCGATGGCTCTGATTTTTTTGATGGTTCCGGAGTTTTTGAGCCAGCGATACGAGTATCTAATGAGTTGTTTTTAGATGGGAACGGAACTTTTGACGGACTTGATATATTAGATCCTACTAAAGTTCGTCCCGCTGCAATTGAAATAGATATAGGAAATTTAGGTCAGGATATTTTATCAGAGGCATTTAATAAAATTTCAAACGCTTCAATAGGAATTACTATTTATATGATACATTTTAAGGAGCTAGAATAATGGCATTTAATAATATACTTACGAGAATTTGGGATCGAACAACACCGAGAGATGGACTATTGCTTCAGGCAGAGTTTCAGAGGCTATTGGATAATGACATATTTTTGAAATCGGGAGTCGATTCCAATTCGAACAACATTACGAATTTGACGAATCTTATAAACTCCTTATTGATTCCGCTTGGAGGGGTTGTAGAGGATAATTTTGATCAATTGTCAAATTCTAATTTCCTGCATGTTAATGGGCAGTCTATTTCCAGAGCCACATTTTCCACACTTTGGAATTTAGTTCGTCGTAACGTTACAGGAATCGTTCCCGCAACAGATCGAATCAATTGTACGAATCATGGTTGTATAGAGGGACAGCTTGTGAAATTTTCTTTTACGGGAGGTGGAATCACTGCATTAGTAAATTATTATGTTCGTAATCCGACAACAAATGATTTCCAAATTTCTACAACACAGACAGGTTCTATTTTAGATCTAACGTCTTCCCAAACCGGGGAGATGATTGTAAATGTAGAATATGGGTTCGGTGACGGATCAACAACGTTTAACGTTCCGGATCGTCGTGGTATTTTTGCCAGAGGAGCCGGGGCGCATGGGAGCAGGAAAACCGGCGCTAATACCAATTATGATGGAGGATCTATCGGTTTTGGAGGAGATGACATGTTTCAAGGGCACCGGCATAACCATTCCTATAATAACGTTTACGGCATGATTGGCGGTTCCGGATCAAACTGGCTCAATGCAGGCGGAACGGCAGCCGGCAATGTGAACCTGATAATTTTAGAGCCCATAAATGATGGGGCTAACCAAGTTCGTTACGGAAAAGAAACAACACCAGCATACATCGCAGTAAAATACAAAGTGAGGGTAGCATAATGAATTACATATTAGAAAAATCAAATAAACAAGTCATTTGGATTAACGCAGATTCAAATAAACTGACAGGCGCGGAGGCGTGGGGAAACTTTGATACGGAGATACACGAAATTGTATATTCACTTCATTATAACCCGCAAGTGGGAGATACGTTCAAAGCGGAAATAGAAAATGGTTGTATAAAGAATTTTCAACCTAAACCGGTCTATGATAAAAAAACGATGATCGAGCGTGTTCTACAAAATTGGGAAGACGTAATCGATCCGGAGACAGAAACAGAAGACGAACCTTTAAAAGATTCCAATGGGAATTTTTTGACTTATCAAAACCACACTGAGTCCGGCTGGGTCGCCGACGATGAATTGACGCGAGAGTCTCTTTTGACAACAAACGGACAGATTTTTAATTCGAAACTTGAATCGTATCGAGGAAACGTTCCCTATCACAATACAATCTGGGATTCGGGAAAAAAGTATTTGGAGAACATTCAAAAAACATTAACTCTTTACAACAAGCAACGAATTCTCTCCATTCCTGAATGGAGAGACGCGAATAACCAATTTCATTCCTTGAACGCAAAAGAATTATCCGAACTCTCGGATCTAATCGAGTTGGATCTTTTCGATGCAGGTCAAAATCTTTATGCTAAAAAATGGGAGATGGAAGAAACGATCTCCTCCCTTCCGTCGGGGGAGACACTGGATTTGGCGACTATTTGGGCCGACAGTTTGAACAAAAAAGAGGAAAAAATATGATAAAAATTATTACGATTATGACTTTAACTTTCGTCGTCAGTTGTTTCCACATGAATCCATACAAAAACACGGATGAGCTGAGAACGTGTCGCGTAGATTGTGAAAGATCCGGAAAACAATTCAAGGATTCTGGAATCGATTTTTTATGGCAGATCATTTTGTCTCTGTGAGAAGAAAGGAAATGAGAGAGGAGCTTCAAGGAAATAATAAAATTAAACGCAAGCTCAACAATGATTGAATGCCTCGATCGGAATAGTGAATCGTAAGGGAGATAAACATTATGAATAACGATAGAAAATCTATTCTCGATAAAATCAACAAACTACTCGCGCTTTCCGCTTCACCAAACGCAAACGAAGCGAAGAGGGCCGCAGAGCAAGCTTCTAATCTAATTCGGAAGTATAATGTTGAGGCAACTGAGTTAGAAAGGGGATCAATCGTTGAGTATAGTCTTCCAACTGGTAAAAAAGATTTACGATATTGGCAACGCTTCCTAATCTCCGCAATTGCTGAATCCAATTTTTGTCAGATCATATTACACCGTTCCTACTTAGGAGCATTTTTCATCATTCTTGGTAGAGATGTAAACGTAAAAGCAACTCAACTTATGTTTGAATATTTATCTGAAGTAGCGTTCAGATTAACACCTAAACAAAATCAGACCAATTTCCTAGAAGGATTTTCGTACGGAATCGCAACGAGACTTCATGAAGTTTCTGAAAATTGGGGGATAGGGGAGAAACGATCTTTAGTACGAATTAAAAACGAAGACCAGATTGCGATAGAAAAATTTCAAGAAGAGAACTATAAAAATTTAGAAAAATCTAATAATAAGTATTTCGATTCACAGAATAATGCTTTTCAATCTGGTTTTGACAGTTCCTTAAACGTGAGTTTATCAAGGCAAGTAAATGATCCTGTAAAATTATTGGTTTAAAACTTTGAACGAAATAAAAATAGAATGCCATACCGTAAAAGGAATGAAAGACAAAATTTTTATATTAAATAATATAACTGAATATGCGAACGAAATCGATTCCACATTAAAAACAATAGCGGAAATTCAAAACCAAACAAAAATACATTATGATTCTGATGAATTTGAAGAACAAATTAAAAAATTATTTCCTGGAAAGGCAACAATTTACTTGGCAAAGGAAAGTAATAGAAGTCGATATCAGGTTGTTAAAAAATCTAAATAA